TATGTGTCAATTGGGCAACTTATAATAAATGTATTTTTCATATTTAATAAACTAATTTATGTGGTAAAACTCTTTTTTCGTAATCTGTATCTTTTAAGAAATTATATTTTTCTCTTGGTTTCCAGGTTTGAAATAATTCTTCAAACCCATCAATAACTTTTTCAGTCATTTTTTCAGAAGTAAACCCAGCTTCATCACTTGTAGCCCATTCATATCCTTTTTTACCAATTGATTTTCTTTCTTTATCACTCATTTTATACAACTTCATTATCTGATCAACTACATCATTAAGATTATGATGATCATCATATATGTATGGTGTTGGAGGGGATCCTACTAACGTACTTGCTGCTGTGTAAACAGGTAATGCCCACTCACCATGTTTTTTATATTTACCATGATGGTTAGAAGGAAATTCACCATTAAATTCAATCCAATTACCTTTTTCATCTTCAAAACGCATTTGGTCTTGCATACCCCCAGTAACAGCAGCAATGAAAGGTGTACCTGTTAACATAGCTTCAGTTAAAGATAATCCCCAACCTTCAGCATTTGATATTTGAATTACACCATCAGCAGAATTATATAATAAGTTCATTTCCTCTGTTGTTAATTTATGTTGTAAAATTCCTACTCTACAAATTTCAGGATCGCAAAAATATTCTATAACAGCATTTAAATCTGTTCCGTGTTCAAATATAGCTTCGGTTTTTAATGTAAGTTGACATTTTTTAGCCTCTTCAGGAGATAATTTATCTATAAATAATTTCCAAGCCATTATAATATTAGATACTTGTTTTCTTCTAATATTTCTTGAATTAAATAATAAATGAAATTTGTTATCTTCAGATAATCCTATATTCTTATTAAAAGAAGTTAATTCAATATCATCATCTTCTAATATGTTAAATTTGTTATTATTTAACCCATGGGGAACATATTTAAATATTTTATTTTTACCTTTATCACCCAAAACTAACTTATTAATATTAACTGTTTGTTTTGATATACCCATTAGTAAATCACAAGATTCATAAAATTCTTTGTTATACATTGGAGCTGGGTAGTTGTCCCAAATATTAAGATAGCCAATTGGTATTTCTTTTCTAATTTGGTCTTCATTATGGAATAACCAAGAAAAATATCTAGGATCAGTAATTAATAAAATCGCATCTGGTTTTTCTCTATGTATTATTACTCTTACTAAATCCATATTACCATAACCTTTAGCTGGGTATAAAAGGCAATGGGAATCTTCTAATCCATTAGAATTATTTAATTCTTGTGAAATATCTATAACTTTACCTTCCTCAGGATGTTCAACTGCTCCTGCTATGCAAGTCCAATTATAGCGATGACTTGAATTTAAAACAATTTCTCTACCTATCTGGGCAACTCCAGAATGAACTCTAATATCATCTGTTATAAGAAGTATTTTTTTTCTATCTTCTTTTTTAATATAACCTTCTTTCATTTTTATTTATTGATTAATTTCTAAATTATTGTGACTGTGTATTTTTTTCCTAAAATCTTCATCTGTAAGGTATAAGTGAATAGCTCTATCAGATAGTTTCTGAAATGAGAATTTACGTCTTACACATTCAATTTTAAAATTTTCAAATAAATCACTTTTTACTTTAACACTTGTAAGTGTCATGTTTTTCTTTTCAGCCATAGTTTTAATTATTGGTTTATATTTGTCTATACGTATATGCGGATTATGAGTTTTTACCAATGACGTTACATAATTCGTCATCTTCTTTAAAAGGGCAAAAGGTGCAGTTCCATTTCGACGGTCTTGGAATGTGAAGTGTTTCTTTGTATCCTGTATAGTCAAATGCTTCATTTATAAATTCATTTAAAATTCTAGTTGCTTTATTAGTTTTATTCTTTCCAGAAGCTGGGGAGAATGTTTGTATTCGTTTTTGAGGATATTCTCCACCTTCGTATACTTTTCTTCTAACAATTAGGAATTCAATATCAATACTCTTTTCTGCTAATCCAAATTGTTCTGCAAAGAATTTTTTATATAATACTAATTGAAAATGTTTATCTTCATCTTTTTTAGCATATGAATTCCACCCTTTAGTACTTGTTTTAATATCGATTATTTGGAATGTATCTGTTGGTTCATGGTATAACACAACATCTAAGAAACCGTTGTATATAACGTTTTTATACGCGTTATTAGGCGTAATTGATATGGGTATCTCACAACCAACTAAAAACCATCCCTTTTTACTAAAATATTTACCTTTGTGTTTTTTAAGATATCTTAATATTTGAACCCCATCATCATAAAATTCCCTAATTTCTTCTGAAGAACTAAAATGTTGATTTTTATTCTTTTTATACTGAGTAAGATATTCTTCCCTTAATTTTTCTTCTAATAATTCCTCAAGATCTTCTCTATCAGCAGCGGCTCCACTTTTTTCATACATTACATCTAAATAATATTGTACTACTTCATGAAACGCAGTTCCAAATACAGTATGAATACTAGGGGTTTGCCTTTTATGTCCTTCTTTATACTGAAGAGCCCATTTTTGGGGACAACTTCTAAACATCGAAAGTTGAGAGTAAGAAATGTTTTTCTGATAGCCAAAATTAATTGGTTCAGGTTTATAATTTCTTATTATTTTTACAATTGGGGGTATTTTTTTAGCCAAAACATTATTTTTTCCACTTATTCCTTCCTACCAATAATCCAATAATGCCATAATTAGCTATATCCATAAAAGTATCTTCCATTCCTTCACCTTGAACAAAGTTTTTACCATTCAATAATAAGTTTTTTAATCTACTTATTTTATCAGTTAACCTAATAGCTAAACCTGTTAATGAGAATTTTTTATCATTATCATCATGTAAAATATCTCCTCCTAAAGCTATATTATTTAACCCATAATCCATATGTTTAGCAGCAAACATAGTATACATTTCCATTCCTATCTTTTTATACTCTTCGGATAATTCTGGATATTCTGTTTCAAATAGTTCTACTATCTCTTCTTTACTCATTGTCCCCATAATGTCTTTTTAATGTTTCTAAAACGTCTTCAGCTTCAGCTAATGCTCTTGCTGCTTCCTCTGCATTATTATAGAAATCACTTGTTGAATGATCACCTATACCTGCAGGGTTTTCTGTTAATAATTCAAGTGTTAATAATGCTCTTTCTCTTTGGGCTTCAAAAGTTTTTTCAAGCATTGTTATAACTCTGTATTGTGCCATTTTTATAATTTTTTAAGTAATTGTTTTTGTTCTTTAATCTCCACTCCTAATTTATCAAAAATTATTTTGATATCACTCTTATTTAATAATATAATATATTCATTTGCCTCAGCCAAACTACATTTATAGTAATTAGAAATATATTGTTTTATTTCTTTGGGGGATGTTTTTATTTTTGATTTAATATACCTTAAAAACATTTTCTTTTTAGGTAACATTTCACAATAAAAATTATAAATTCCCCTTTTATCTGTAGGGTGGAACCTTTGTGCTATATTAGCAATATCAATATACCCCTCATACATGGATACAAATCTATGAACCATATAAGCATTAAAGTTCTCCCAAGATTTTTCCTCAAAACTATTATAGCTAGATTTTTTATAAGTTAAATGTTCTAGCCATTCAAATATATTTTTAGGATTTAATAAGGACATCCTTATACTCTTCTCTTAATTCTTTAGGAAGTGAGTCCTCTAAAATTTTACCTGTTTCAGGATCATAAAATACTGGAATTGGCATAACAGCATCAGAATCTGTTCCTGTTACAAATTTAGATACTTTTCTTAATAAAGCTCCTTGTTGCCAAATTCTACCTCCACCTTCAGTTTCTATAGCTGATGTGTTTTTTAAATCAATGTTTGGTTGTTGCGCTTGCATAATTAATAATTTTAAATAATATTTGGTTTAATTGTTTCTATAATTTTAGACATTAAAGCCATACAATTTACTTCTTTGTCTATTCTAAAATTTGATTGATATGAATATTCATTTATATAATATGCTATCATACCTTCCTTTCCAGGAGCATATTCACTACTTTTATCATAAAGGTAACGATAAAATCCTTCAAAGTCGTTTACATTTGAATCAGCAATAATTTGCCTAATTGTTCTCCAATTAGGTTTTTTATTTTTTAGTTCAATAAATATCTTATCCATATAATTACTTTCTACTAATGTAGACTCGTCTAATTTTAATGTGTTATTTACGGTAGATATTTGTATAGTATTAAGCATTTTACGCACATCAGGGTAGTTGTTATTTACAATAGTTTCTAAATCACTTACACTATGTTTAATACTTTCCTTATTTGTAATTTTCATTAGATGATTAATAATATCTAATTTATCTGGCGGGATTATTTTTAATGTTTGACATCTTGATTGTAGGGGATCAATTATTCTTTCTAAATAATTACAAGTTAATATAAATCTAGTTGAACGAGAAAATGTTTCAATTACATTTCTTAATGATGCTTGAGCCATTATAGTCAGAAAATCTGCTTCATCTAAAATAACTACTTTTAGAGGTTTAAAAGACATAGTACTTGCAAATCCAGATACTTTGTCTCTAATAGTTTCAATACCTCTTTCATCTGATGCATTAATATATAAAACATCACAATCAATATTTTTAGTAATTAATTTAGCTAAAGTTGTTTTTCCTGTTCCTGCGGGGCCATAAAATAATAAATTTTGAATATCATTTTGGTTAATATAACCCTTAATAGTATTTTTGATACTTTCATTTCCTACATAATTGTTTATATTAGTAGGTCTATATTTTTCAACTAGTAAACTATGCTCTTTCATATTATGAATATAATAACTTTTATTTAAATCCCCAAATTAAGCTCCTTGTCTAAACTCTCCATACATACTAAATTCCTTTGGTTCATCTGGAATTATTTCTTCCTCGTGAGTTACTATAGCATATAATTTGCTATCTAAAGGAGCTAATCTAAATTCACTAGGTGTGCCTGTTGATTTAAAATATGCTTCTAAAGCATCAGTTAAAGATTCATGTACTACTTTTTTCTTATCATCTACTAAAGTCCACTTGTCTCCAGGTGGTACTCTAGTAGCAATAAGCTTATTATGTTCTATTACTTTTGTTTCCATATTACATCCCCATCATCATTGATGGATCCATTTGTGGTTGTGAATTTTCTTCTTTTGGTTCATCTACAACTATACATTCTGTAAGTAATACAGTTCCAGCAACAGCAGCAGCATTCTCAAGAGCTGTTCTTGTTACTTTAGTAGGATCAATAATACCTGCTTTTTTCATATCTTCAACAGTATCTTTTTTAATATTATACCCAGCCCAAGTATCATTACCTGAATCTATTAGATTATATTTACCTATCATTTGAGCATCAACTGAATCTTTACCAGCATTAACTAATATTTGTTCAAATGGTTTACCACAAGCTTTGTAAACAATATTTTTACCTATACATTTTTTACATTTAGTATTTAGAGCTTCTCTAGCATATAATAGAGCTGCTCCTCCTCCTGGTACAATACCTTCTTCAATTGCTGCTTTAGTTGCATGTAATGCATCATCAACTCTATCTTTCTTTTCATTCATTTCAGTTTCAGTATAACCACCTACATGAATAATAGAAACACCACCAGCCATTTTAGCTAATCTTTCTTGTAGTTTTTCTATTTCAAAATTAGATTGAGCTTTATCAATTTGAGTAGTAAGTTCTTCTAATCTTTGTTTAACATCTTCTTCTTTACCTTTACCATCAATAATTGTTGTTTTTTCTTTTGAAATAGTTACAGTACGAGCTTCACCAAACCACTCCCAAGAAAATTTATCAAGTTTCATTCCTTTATCTTTATCAAATACTACACCACCAGTTACTGATGCTATATCTTCTAAGATTAATTTTCTTCTTTCACCAAAATCTGGAGCTTTTACAGCTGCTACTTTAATAGTACCTCTAGCTTTATTTACAATAAGTGTTGCTAAAGCTTCACTATCAACATCTTCAGCTATAATAAGTAATGATTTATTAGTATTAGAAACTGCTTCTAACATAGGTAATAAATCTTTAACTTGGGATAATTTTTGATTAAGTACTAAAATATAAGGATCTTCTAAAGTACAGGTCATTGTACTATTGTTAGTAACAAAGTAATGTGATAAATATCCTCTATCAAACTGCATTCCTTCAACAGTTTCTAAATAAGTATCACCTGTTTTAGATTCTTCAATGTGTACTACTCCCTCAACTCCTACTTTATCCATTGCAGTAGCTATTAATTTACCTACTTCAGGATCATTATTAGCAGAAATAGTTGCAATTTGTTCTAGCTGATTTTCATCTGAAATGTCTTCTGATATGTTTTCTCTTAAACTATTAACAACTTCTTTTACAGCTTTATCAATTCCTCTTTTAATTTCAACAGCATTAGCTCCATTAGCCAAATGTTGTAAGCCATCCTTAATCATTTCTCTTGCTAAAAGTGTTGAGGTAGTTGTACCATCACCTGCTTTATCAGCAGTTTTAATTGATGCTTCTCTAACTAAATTTATACCTAGATTTTCTACTGGATCACTTACAGCTATATGTTTAGCTACTGTAACTCCATCTTTTGTTGAAATCGGTGATTGGTTAGTTCTTTCTACTACTACATTTCTTCCATTAGGACCTAATGTTGATACTACAGCATTGGCTAATGTGTCAATTCCTTTTACTAATTTATCTCTACCCTCAGGGCCAAATTCTATAATTTTACTCATTTTTATTCGTTTAATGGTTCAGTTTCTTCTAATATTTTTTCTAAATCTACTTCTTTTTTTACCCTTGCTAAGATTTGATTTTCAGGACCAACATAATAATCCTCTCCATCATGTTGTAATTTTGTAAATCCTTGAGTTGGTAATATTACTATATCTCCAACTTTACTTATAGTTTCAATAAATGTACCTGAAATTGTATGTTGGCCAGGTCCTACTGCTATTATCTCTCCATGTTCATTTACGTCTTTTCCCATATCGGGAACTACAATTGAGCCATACTTAGTTTCTTCTGCCTCAATTGGTTTAACTATAACAGCGTTAAATAGTGCTTCTAAATTCATATTCCAATTTTTTCTTTAATGTTATTTAAATTTAATTTAATGTTATCCCATTTATCCAAATATTCTTGGATAGATGAATATTCTTTGTTTTTTTCGTTTAATTGATGTTTCATAATAGCTAATAAGGCATTTCCAAAATCAGCATAATGACCAATTGGTTTTTCATAATTTTTACCTTTACTACCTTTAGCTAAATATTTTTTCTGTGGGGTGATAACTTCATATGCTGTATAACAATACGCATCTTTGCCTATAAAATAAGGCTCTAGCAACTCATCTCTAATAATAGTCATATAACTTTTTTTTAATTATGGTGTAATATACGAAAGAAATTCTGATAAACCAACCTAAAGGGCGCGTTTGGTTAGTTAATTTTCAAAACTTTTGGCTTAGCTTCTTCAGCAAATGGAATAGTCACAATTAATAAACCATCATTAAAATTTGCTTTTGCCTTTTTAAGGTCGAACTTAGTTCCTACTTTATATCCTAAATTAAAAGAACGTTTTGCAATTCCTCTATGAATATAATTTCGGTTAGGAGTTTCTGGTGTTTTCTCCTTATCATAATTGAAGATAATCATATCTCCCTCTAATTTAACTTCAATAGCATCTTTAGGAATGCCAGTGCAAGCTAACTCAAAAGTTAAACCTGAATCATCTTCGTAAATATTAATTGGGTATTGTTGTTTGGCTTCTATAGCCGGAACGAATTGGGTGTTTGCTTCGAATAAATTTCGAAATAATAGATCAAACGGATGGAATGATCTTTCTAAAAAATGTGTACTCATATCACTTTGTTTTTATGCTGTCATTAAGATCAGCGGTTAATAAATAATTTAAAACTTGCGCCCTTAGGTCAATTTATTATACATATGTGGCATCTTCTTTTCTTACCATATAGTATAAAGTCTTTATATCTTCTGATTGGAATTCTAATTTCATAAATCCTTCTTCAGTTAATGAAAGTTTACCACTTTCTAAATCTTTATTTGCTGCTAATATATTTTTAAATGAATCTGAATTAAAAGGTAATTTTAATTCTTTATTTATTGTTATATTTTCATCTACAATATATTT